ACATTTAATCCCATATACCCAGGAAACTCTAATGAAACTGTTTTGCTTGGAGTCATTAGACTCGATAGTGAAACTGGTGCTTTTTTACTCGCTGTGTCTGTCATTACTACATTTACCTTTATCAGTTAAAAAATAGCGAGGGGGCTTAACCCCCCCTCACTCGATTATTAATACATTATATTTCACTTTGACAAAAATGTCAAGATTTATTTTTAGTAGGCTATTCCTACATAAGTCATATCTGCATCGTCGGCTACATCAAGAGATGAAGGCAACGCATTGAAAGTAGTCTCTAGAGAGATTAAATCCTCTACTGCGTGAGTAGGAATATCTACGTGAGCTTGTGGGCAGTGAACTTCTAGTCTAGGAGTACCTGCTCCGCCCCCAATAGCGAATGTAAGATCAAACTTATTCGCTGTTACAGTCGTTAATGCTGACATATCATCGAAAAAGTCCTTACTAGCGTTAGTGGTTGTAGTGTCATCTGCTAGATAACAGGTAAAATTACCAGTAACAGTACGTGAGCCTGTTACGTGACCAACCGCTACGTTCACAATTCCTAATTCTTCTGGAGTTGTATACGTTACATTATTAGTCAAGGTAATACTTCCACCTGTTAATGTCAGACTGTAGGTCTTTTCTAGTTCGTTTGAAGTATCCCCTGTTGGGTTCATAGTAGTATTTAGAGCTGTTGTAGCTGTTGCTCCTGATCCACCTCCACCACTAAAAGTACAAGTAATTGTATCACTAGATTGATAACCTGCTCCTGCATCAGTAACGATTACTTTAGTTACTGCTCCACTAGAAACTATTGCAGTTCCTGTGGCTGTTGTACCGCCTCCACCAGGTGCACTAAATGTAACAGTAGGAGCACTAGAGTAGCTAGATCCGCCTGCTGTTATTGTTGGAGTAGTTACTGTACCAACTGCTATTGCTAGAGTTGTTAGTCGGTTTCGAATAAAGTTTGTTGTTGCTGAATGTGCTTCATTAATTGTTGCAGCTGGGAAAGATACTCCCTCTGAAGTAATTGTTGAAGCCATACCTGACCAGTCAATTTGAGCAATACCATCAATATCAAAGTTAATGGTTGCTTCATTTAGTACAACACCAGTTAGTTTATAAGTAATCTTATTTGCGTCACCTAGTTGGAAATAAATATTAGCTCCAGCGTCTGGGCCTAATGTTGATACATTAGATTCTCTAAGATTAATGTGTGCTTTACTGGTACTAGTATCAAATTGATTGGTAAAAGTATTACTAGCATATGCTGCTGGGCCTCCAAATAACGCCCAGAGACATTCTTCTACTGCGTGGTGGTTTAAAGCAGATCCGCCTGCTTCTAAAGCACCTGTAGCTGCCGGAGCACTAGTACCTTTTGAAATAAAAGGTCTAACATATGTACTGAAAGAAAATTCTGCCGCAGCAAGAGAGTCATTAAAGGCTCGTCTACCTCGACGACTGACTCCTGCAGTGCTTTCCATCTCATTCAGTCCAATCTCCGTTACGTTTGTAGCCTGTGAGAAAGAGAATCCTTCAAGTACAGGAATCTTCCACACAGCCGACCCGATTTCAACGTGCATCACCGAGTCGCGGCTAAAATATAATTGTTGAGCCATTATTTTCTCCTATTATCTTGAAAAGGCTTGGATTTGAACTTTTGTTCCTACCAGCATTTTCTAGTATCGAACCTCGGCTACCATCTCTGCTACCCCCATAGGTTCTAATACACCTTCATCAGTATCAATACTGAGGACTGTGATTTGTTGTATGCCTTGAGATACCCCTAGTTTGTCTGTATAAGTCATACTTGAATTATCTTCTAGTACTGTCTCTACATCTTCTAATAAAGCGTCTAAAGCATTTACAGCGTCTTCTTCATTTACATAACAGCGTAGAGTAATAGTTAAAAATCTATTTTTTATCCCGCCAGTTAAATACTCTCTTGTTTCGCCTCCTGCATTTATATGTACTGCAGGAAATTCTTCTACTTCGTCCCAAAATTTTAATCTAGGGCTTATATTATCAACTAATCAGTATGATAGTTTCCAGACCCATCAATAGCTTTTAATTTATCTACTATAGCGTTTACAATTCCCTGTCGTCTAGTAGTATATGATCTGGTTGCCATTATTGCTCTCGTCTAGTATAGAATCTTCCCATTGCAAATTTTATTGCTATTTGTCTTAGAGATTGATCTATTAATCTTCTGGGGTCGTAATCTGTACTTCCCTGCTTTCCACCAGTTTCAAAAGTCTGATACGGATCTAACTGATAAGTATATCCAATAGATGGAAATCCTTGGGCAGTAGTTATAATATCTGTTACTCTTGCAGATCCAGCTAGTCTACCTGTTACAGATTCTAGTCTTGGTCTTCCCATATTTGCTTCTACTACTGCTGGTAATTCTTTGTTTATCAGCCCTATCATGTGTAATGGTTGAAAAGACGCTGCTCCCTTAATTTCTTTTGCAGATTTTTTTAACCTTGTAATAGGAACTTTTCTATACGCAGGCCCTTTTGCTTTCTTTGCTTTTATTGTGCGTTTTTTACCTTTCACAGGGCGGCCTTTACCACCCTTTCTATTTTTATACTTAACTTTGGTGCGTATCTTTGCTTTTGGATTCTTTTCTAAGTGAGCTACAACACTGGCTACTATAGTTTTTTCAGCCATATCATAAAAAGTATCTGAACCTTTTGCATGCACCCATCCATCCTTTGTTTTTACATTTGACATACCTCTAAATAAGGCTTTATTTAATCCTGCAACCTCACCTTTGGTCATAGAAGCTTTATTTATTCTTGAAGATTCCATTGTAGCTTTAACGTCCTTTTCCATTTCTCCACTATAGTTTAAGGTGTTAAGGTACTCCCATTGAACTACATCTTTCATGTTATCTAAAGCTGCTTGGGTGGCAGATACACATTCAGAATCTTTGCAATTTTCTAATCTATTTTCTAAAAACTGCTTTGCATGTAAAGCTCTTAAAGTTCCAACCTCAGACCCCTCCATGTGCCCTACATCAATAAAAGGATCATTAGAACCCGAAGCCATTGTCTTACCTGTTTTGGGGTCTTTTTTATACGTTTTTCGTCTTATTTGATTGCTTTCACCCTCAAGTGCGTGTCCGGCTACACCTCTATTACTATATTTTTTATTCCACTTATTAATAAGATTTATTAATGATTTCTGCGCTTTTGCTTTGTGATCTTTAAACTTCTTAAATACATTACCAGTTTTTGTCGTAGACATTATGGTTACTGTAAAATTACTTTTACTTGCGCCCCTATTATATGTAAAAGTAAATTTGGTATCCTTTTTTTGCATTGATGAAAACAAAAGTCCCAGCATTCTTTTACACCCAGTATTAACAGTTTTATTTAATCTTCCTAAAGCTTCTGGGCTTAGTTGATCTTTAAAAACACTTATCTCTCGGAAGCCCTCTCTTCGAGCCATTTCTTCCCAGACTTGGTGTTTTGTCGCCTCTAAATCTAGATAAATTACATGAACTTTTTTATCTGAATAGAAAAGTCTGAAGTCCCCTGCAGAAGCCTTTAATTCATTATAGAGCTCTTTATCGAGCTCCTTCATTGCAGCTGTTGACATTAAAAATTCTTATAAAGGTCTAAGACCCTCTTAATGTGGTCTGGAAAATCCACATTGTCAGTCATTGATGAAGTGCCTCTATTTTGTACACTTGCACCTTGTAATGTTCGTCTTTCTTTATACTCATCTTTCAAGTAATAAGTAATAAGATCAGCAACCGCTAGTTGCAAATCTTTTGGCGTAGTAGAATACCCTGCGGTATAAACTATCTTAACAGCACCAGGCCCTTGAGGCCAGTTCTTGTAAGCACTACCTGTTGTAGTACGAATTACACTGTCTGTATCAGTATCTAAAAAATATTCATTAGAACCTGTTGTAAGAGTAGAGTAGTCACTAGAATACCCCTCTCTTTCTTGTACACTTACAATAGCATTGACGGGGCTTTCAGTTAATTGAACTACATAAGTATCCCAATTAATATTAAAAGTTTCTGTCTTATTAGAACTATAATAGTCTACAATACTGTTACCACAGTAGGTTTTTACTAATGGACTCACAGAGTCTATAAGTGCATCAATCCTGCTATCCTCCTTCACACTCTGTGAAAGATTCTTTAAGGATTTATACTCGTCTCTTGTAATTAAATCTGCCATAAGTCAATTAGTAAAAACCTGGGGGAAGGCCAAAGCCCTCCCCACAAGGTAATAGTTAAACACTCCTAATTAGGCGTATTCAATTCTAACAGCGGGCTGATCTGCACCAGCACCTGCAACTAACTCTTCAAATCCTCTGGATTGTGAAGCGACAACTGCGGTACGCTGACCTGCTACTTCGTAGTCAGTTTCAATATTAACACCACGTAACTTAGGCATTACATAGTTATGAACGTTGACTGCGCAAGCTGCTGTTTTAGTAGTTGCACGTGAGAATTGGTCACTAGCTACAACTGGTGAGCCGTAGATAGACCCAACTTGACCAACTACCTTCATTGCGATATCACTACCAACTTCTGACACGTCTGAGAACGCAGCATCTGCAATTAGGTTGAAATACTCTTCAACGTTGACAATGTATGCAACGTCTCCAGGGCTAACCCCATATTTACCCATTTCAGAACGGATGGACAGTAAGTTAGCACCAGTTAGTGCACCTGAACCATCATTTGCGATATCAGTAACACCAGTAGAGTCTGAAGCTAGGAAAGAACCTGCACCATCGGTACCTGCTCCACCAATCAGACCTGCTTGGTTAGCTGTGCCATTCATGATTGAACCATCAATAGCGCGAGCGTGTGCACGAGCTAGAGCTGATAAAATCCAAGGAAGAACATTAACAACGATTTGCTCGTCAGTATCGTTTGCGATAAATGTACCAGAAATCAAACGATAGGCATTTAGTGTGACACGATTAACGTTGTAGTTATTATCGCTCGCACCTTTCTCTTCCAAGAGATTAGCAGTGGTTTCTAGACCAGTTGCATTCCAGTTGGCATCTTCTGTATCTGGAAGGACAGGCAACACTGTAGCACCTGAATTGACTGCCATATCTCTAAAGAGACCAGCAACCTTTTGCTCGAGTCGGACTTCTTCTTCGAAAGTAGCCGACACGCTTGCATCCAGACCGATACCAGTTGAGGCATCATAAGTAACGCCTGCTTTGGTCATGACATCTTGGGCATAGTCGGTATTCCAACCTTTACCAGTGATTTTACCTAGAACTGAAGCGTAAAGAAACTCTTTGCCCCACTTAGAAATATCACCGTCGCCACGATTTGCGAAAACTCGCTTAGATTCCTGAAGGCGGGAAATTTCTTCCTTCTTCTCTTCAAGATCAGATTTATGCTGCTTGAGAACTTCCTCAATTTCAACATCCTTTTCTGCGAGCTTAGCTTCTACATCTTTGACAAGCCTTTCAGCACCAGTCTCAACTCCTACCTGAATAGCAGTCTTGACCTCCTCTTCTTGCTTGACCTTTTCTGCTTCGGCAGCTTCTACCTTTTCGGCTTCAGCTTTCTCCACAGCTTTTTGCTCGGCTTGCTTCATTGCAATATTAGTAGCAGTTTGTTCTGCCACTTGCTTTGCAAATGCTTCCAAGTCGATTTCGGGAGTTTTATCTTCCGACATTACGATCTCCTTTTGCACGGATTTCTCCGCCCTTACCGGTGTATTACTAGCTACGCTAGATGATCTCTCATCTTCATTAGCCAGAGACTGACCGGCTAGATCTACACGATTTGTGAAAGTTTTCTTGAAATCATTGTACTCTTCCATAGAGTCAAACGATTTCGCTAAAGAAAAAGTAGCTGCCTGATTGCAAGGTACGGAAACTACCGATACCTCAAACAATTCAGCGTCCTTTATCATAAGTCCGTCAGTTTCCTCGATATAATCGGCATCCTTGACTCGGAAACCAACAGAAAATGCTCCAAGAACGCCATCCTTAACTAAGTCGCAGACCCCTGCGGGCGCTGACTTACTAATTTTTGCCTCTAGTGCCAGACCATTATCTGTTACATCGAGACCTGTAGCACGACCGATAGGACGGTCGTAGTCGTGATTAAAAAGAATAATAGGATTCTTTTTAAAATTATTTAAACCACCTTTACCCCAAGCATCTGGCTTAATACTGTCGCCAGCTCTATCAAAATCTGAAGTGCTGGCCATGCCGCGTATCTTAACGCTGCCATCATCTTCAGGAGAAGATTTAAAAGTGGAAGTTAAATTAAAAATTTTATTCATTCGTTTCATTCCGTCCCGTAGTAAGAGTTATCTTATCGGGCTTGGGAGTCGAGGGAATTCTTGATTTAGGAAAATCAGGTTTATCCT